AAGACCAGCATGGACGACTGTGTGTAGCCCAGTATCGTGCTCAGGACCGTTTGGCTGCTCCTTGACGAAAAAACGATACCCAAGCTGGTCGGGATCTGCTGCCGCGTCCAAGACCAATTGTCTCACATGAAACCGGTTATCCCCCTCACCGAGTACGATGCTGCCGGATTCGGCATATACGGCCCCAGTCTCGGCGCGAGGCAATCCGTTTTCTGAGTAGCCAAATTCGTGGAGGTAGAGCGCGCCGTAATCCAACCCTAGTGCCGGGTCGTGCGTCGGGCCGCCGATGATCGGATTGTCCATCGCCCCGCTCATGTCAGCGCATGTTCTGGTGCGCACGCCGATCGTCCACGGCTTTCCCGCGTCGCTGTAATTGAGCGCCACATAGCGGTTGCATTCGAGCGAGCCCTCGTCTGGGAAATCCCACCAGAGCTCGCCAAACGCCGGGTTGGGACTGCCGAACACCCGACCAGCCATCTGCCGGTTCACCAGTGAGAAAAACCAGTCCCCGACATCGCATGGCACCGGCTGCACGTTGCCGGCATAACCCCAGAACGATTGCTGCCCAGGCCACATCACCGTGTTGCCGACCGCCGCCACGGCACGCAGCGAGAGCGGCCCGCACCCAGCGGCAATCCCCACAATCCCATAGGCATACGGGGCGCCCACGTAGGTCATTTTATGCACGTCATTCGCCGTGAAGATCAGGATACCGTCGCTGACCTTCATCGCCGTCATGGCGTAGCTCTGGGTCTGCAGTTGCTTGTCCCCGGCCAGATTGACCGCGGTCGGCGCCCAGACGGTCGGGTCTTCCTGATCGCTCCAGGCGATGTTGCGTGGGTCTCCGCCGGCACCGAGCAGCACGACATGCCGCTGGTCGGTCACTATGACGCCGCGGTTCTGGTCCGGCGCACCGGCCACCAGCACGGGCAGGGTTGTCGGGGTGTTGGGGTCCCATTCAAACAGGTGGCCGTCCTGGGTTGGCACGATCAGCAGACGCTCGCCGAACGTGTCCATGCTCCACCGGTCGCCCATGGTCGCAGCGATGTCCTGGATGCCGACGTTGCTGGATTCGCGCGCGGTGCCGTAGGTCTCCTCGCCGTAGTCACCCAGCCCATACCCGACCAGTGCGCCGGGTGGATCGAGCGGCCCGACACCTGCCGGCGTCAAATCGTAAATGGTGTCGGTGTCGAACCTGTAGGCGAACAGCCGGCTGTCAGTGCCGAACGCCGCCCAGCGAATGCGCGCATTGTCGTGCCACGTAATCAGATCACGCGGCAGGCCGGCACTGGCCCCGACGATCGACCCTGGCAGCACCGCGCTGCCACCGATCGGTTGCAACTGGCCACCTCTGAAGCGGATCAGATTCGTATCCCACCATCTTCCCGGCGTCGCCTCCGGCGTCGCGTTCCGCACGACACCTGGAATTGGCGCTTGCGGAATGCGCGGCATGTCAGTGCGTCCCGCGCATCGGCGCTGACATCAGGCGACGCACCAGCGGCACCGCAGCGCCTGTGGCAAGTGGCACGGCCTGTGACCCGGCGTAGATTATCTTAGTCACCACCACGACCGGCGCCATGATGTCGAACCACGCGCCCGAGCCGAGCGTGATGGTGTGCTGGTGGCTGCCGTCGCCATAGATGGACAGATTGTGCTGGTGGTCGGGGGCGACCGAGATGTTGTGCCCGTGGTTGCCATCGCCGCCGATCGAGTGCCCGTGCCACCCCCGTGTGTCGGTGGTGATGCCGTGCACATGGGAGCCGGCTATTTCGGTCGTGTAAGTGCCGGTGCCGAACACGTTTGACATGACGGAGGCGCCGCCGCCGCTGGTGCCAGCGCCCTGGTTGGGCAGTGCAATGTTGTGGCTGTGGCTCCCATTCGCGTCTGCGCTGCCGCCGTGAGCGTGATCGCCAGCGCCGCCGGTCAGGGCGTTGTGCTCGTGATGCCCCTGCACGTCGGTGCTGTGTCCGTGGGCGCCTGCGGCGTAGGTGACGCCGCCATGTACGTGCCATCCCTGCACGTCAGTGGTGATGGCGGTGGCCGGCAGGTTGGCCTGGACGATCGGTCGCGCCACCGCGCCACGGATCTGTGCGACGGTGAAGTTCCACGAGGTGCCGATCTCGTCGATGACAGTGCCAGGTCCTATCGTTGACCGCCCCGATGTCGAAGGCAGCTTAAACGTCGTGGCGCCGTCGCCAGGCCCCCACACCGTGCCGATCACCGCGAACAGCTGCGAGTAGGTCGTCCTTGAAATCGCCCGTCCGTCGCAGATGAGCCACCCGGGAGGCGCATTAGGCCCGGCGAAGTCTAGGATGGCGCCGACCGGCATGGCCATGGACACGAACTCATCGATGGTGTCTGCATTCTCGTTGAGCTTCGTCCCCCACGAGTCGCGACTCGCGCCGATTTCCGGCTTAACCAATGCGAGGTTGGGCGTGTATGCGTCAGCCATCGGCGTGCTCCTCAGCCACCATGCCATTGCCGCGCCGTGGGGGCGGCTGCAGGCGGGCGATCTCGGCGTTGGCCTGTGCCTCGATCGTGCTGATGAGCGGCCCCACGACCCTGTAGGGGCCGTTGGTGAGCATCTCCAGCACCGATCGCCACTGCGCCACTGTCAGCGTCACGGCAATCGGATGTTCCGGCGTGATGGGTGGCGCGTCGCTCATCGGTCACGTGTCCGCTGTGTCATCATTCGTCTTCACCCAGTTCCCATCGCCCGCGACAGGCAGGCGGAAGCGAAAGCCAGACGGTCCGAGTCCGGTCCAGCCATACTTGGTGCCGACGCGTCGGCGCCAGTCGCGGTGGTCACCGTAGCCTGGCGCTGGTGCGGCGCGCGGCAGCACAGTGACGCCGCTGACCTTCATCTCGGCGACGTAGACCGTGCCGCCGTCGCACGCCCTCCAGTCCGGATTGCCGGTGGATGATGCACGGATCGTCCCAGCAAGTACTGTAATTTTCGCCTCCTGTGCTACAAGCGAAGCGACGCGGTGTTGGAAGCACCGGCGTCGCCTCTAACCACACGACCCACCGGAGGATCGTCATGGCTGTCAAAAAACTGCCCGAAGTCGCGTTCATTCGCGAGTGCGTGGATTACGACCCGGACACCGGTATTTTCACATGGCGCACAAGGCCTCGCCATCACTTCCCGGACCAACGGACCCATACACGGTGGAACAACATTTGGGCCGGGAAGATCGCAGGAAGCCCCACTAGAGATCGCAGCAACTACTGGAATCTCCGCTTCTCTGGGATCTTTTATAAGGCACATCGCGTCGCTTGGGCGATGGTCTATGGAAAGCCAGTTCCCAAGATGATCGACCACATCGACAGAGACACCCAAAACAATCGGATCGCTAATCTGCGGGCGGTCAACATCTACCAAAGCGCGCAGAACCGTAGAGGCACAACGCGCAGCACCTCCTCTGGGGTCAAAGGCATTGACTATCGGCAGCGCGGTAACTGCACGCAGTTCTGTGTGAACATTGCGGCGAATGGAAAACGCTATTGGATCGGTAGTTATCGCACTCTCGGCGAAGCTGTGATCGCACGACAGGCCGCTGCAGAGCGGCTGCATGGGGAGTTCGTGGAACATGGTTAGGATTCCCATGGTCTGTCTCCTCAGTGGATCATGGTGACGATTGGCCCGCCTGCGGCCGGGACCACCACGGCGACGCTCGTCCAGTGTTCCAACGCCACGAATGTGACGACCGCCTGGAGGTTGCCGGACGCGACGCTGGCCCAGTGCTCAGCCACGACCTGGGTGATCCTGGCATCGGGGTCGGTGGTCAGCCAGTGCTCGGCGAGTGCCTGCGACGCGATGGCGTTGGTGGGAAACGGATTAGGTTCAGAGACGAATGGTGCAGACGGTGGCGTGAATGCACCGCCATACCGGGCGATACCTTTGGTGACGCGCACCTCATCAATGTAGCCCGGCCACGTTCTGCCTGTCCCATTGTCATTGCCGATATTGACCGGCTGGATCGAGTTCGCAAAAGTGGGTGCGCTCGTGCTCGCAACGACAACGCCGTCAATATAGATGCGCAGCGTGCCACCAGCATCGCGGTCCGCAGCGTAATGGTGCCATACGCCAGTTGTTGGCGCAGTGGTCGATGCGAACTGCACCAACGCACTCGCCCCGTCGATATACCAAAACGCCAGATTGCCGAAGATCGTGCCGAAGAAGTAGCCATCGCCAGCAGAGTATTCCGTGACAAGACCGGCGATGCTCGGCGCGCTCGACAGGTAGGCCCAGCACTCGATGGTGAAAGGTGCCGACCCAAACTGAAAGTTGGTTGTCCCGGTGACCTTGACGAACCCTGCACCAGTGAGAGCCAGCGACCCACTGCCAAACTTCTGTGTCGTCGTTGAAACCGATGCGCCTGTAGCGGACGTGACCAGCGGATGCCCAATCAGTGATGCGTCGGTGAACGTGGTTGATCCGTTGGTGCCATCAGCATGAACAAGCAGAACAGTGTCAGCAGATAGTGCGGTGAAGCCGGATGTGTAGCCGCTTGGCACTGCACCGACGAACGCGGTGTCACCGAAGTTGGCGGTG